CTGTAAAGCGACGCGCAAAGCGTGAAAAGTATTTTTTTGCGAAAGTCTTGATATTTCAGGCTTTCTAAGATGTTTTACAAAAGGTACAAATCGTTAAAATTACATAACTAAAGGGCAGTAGAGTATATAAAAAAACTCTCACAATTGCTGATAGCATAAGGCTTTCGGCTGTTGTGAGAGGTTTTTTCGCTAAGGGACAAAAGGCAGATTAAGGTTTTAATCAATTACCTCCATCCTCTAATTTGTCAATCTTGTCTGGGTATTTTTGTAACTTGAAGTCAATTATGCATTGCAACTCCGTTTTGTCTGAAAGACTTAACCTTCTGAACTTTCTTAGTAATGTGCGTTCATCTTCCGATAATGAGTCCTCATCTTCTACGATTCTAAATGGCTGTACAAGAGAATCAATTAGTTCTCCATAATAACTAGAGAGAGCTTGTAAAGTTGATAATGAAGGCTCATTTTTCCCGTTTTCAAGTCCACTATAGTTTCCCTGGGATATACCTATTTCTTCGGCAATTTGCTTTTGTGTCAACGAATTCTTAAGCCGTAATGATTTTATTTTCTCACTAAAATATGACACATTCATACCTCCACGTTAATTTGATTTAGAATTTAATCAATATTCCAATAAAAAATATCTGAAAAATGATTGACAATATCTAAACTTAGATATAAAATAATACATATCAGATATATAATAGTTTAAATCAGTTTTGAGATTTAGTCAAGGAGGTAATGAATATATGCTTACTGGGGTGCAAATAAAGAAAATTCGGCAAAAATACGGTTTATCTCAACAAGAGTTCGGCTCAAGGCTCGGTGTAACTCATGCGCATATTAGCAAAATAGAAAGCGGAAAGGAAAACCCATCTGAAACGCTTCTTAAGCTTATCCAATACGAATTTAATGTTAAAATAGAAGGCATTTCTTCAACCAAAACAACAAAACCGAAAAATTATCTAGTCGACGTTGAAAAAATTCAAAAAGCGCGGCTCAACATGGGCTTATCTCAATCCGATTTAGCCCAACAGTCTGGAGTTTCTTTTCTGGCGGTCAATCGGCTTGAGGGTAAAAAGACCGTAAACCCGCGCCCACAAACAATAAAACGTATCTGTGATGTTCTAAATTTACATGTCACTGATGTATGTACATTCTAATGCGAGCATTTGAAACGGTGGTGATAGATTGTGACATGGATTAGTCCACAGGAAGCAGCAAGTATTTTACTGTGTGATGTAAGTACAATTAGACGAAAAGTGAAGTCTGGGGAATTGGGTTCAAAAGATTTTCGCTATATAACTGGTGCGGTTGGGCGCGGCGGCAAACGGCTTGAAATTCTCTTAGAAGCACTTCCGGCAGAGGCACAGACAGCATACCATAACGCACGCGGCGAGTTTCAAGCGCCTGTTATCAATCGTGAACAGTATACCCTTTCTCAACGGCAGAAAGGAGAGCTCCGGGCGTTAGCTGTTAGCGAGTATAGGAAGTATCGCCGTGAACAGCGTAAGGCCGGGCAGGATAAAGAAACAGAAATCATGCAAGCCTTTGTTGCTCGTTGGAACGCTCAACATCCCGACTTTACTTTTACCACTAAGACGCTGTATGAATGGCGGCGCAAAAGCAAGGCGGGAAACCCGGACAAATTAGTTGATAAAAGAGGCGGCTATAATCGCGGCAAGAGTTCCATTCCTAACGATATGCTTGAGTATTTCAAGCACCTGTTCTTGCAGGAAAGCAAGCCATCTGTCGCTAACTGTTTCCGGCTTACACAGCTTGAAGCTGATCGGCGCGGCATTGTCATTCCGGGTCTGAGAGCCTTTGAACTTGCAGCAAATAACATTCCCGCTCCCATTATTGCCCTGTATCGCGAAGGCGGGAAATACTTCTCAGACCGATATATGCCTTATACGGAACGGGACTATGAAAAGTTAGCCCCCAATGACCGTTGGGTTTCAGACCACCATTTATGGGACGTGTTTGTCCGTGTTCCTGATGGTGCGGGAGGATGGAAGGCTATAAGGCCGTGGGGAACATACTGGATGGATATGCGAACGCGAAAAGTCGTTGCAAGTATCGTTCGCAACGGTGACCCTAACTCAGATGTGATTGTTTGCAGCTTCGGTATCGGTGTAGAGGCTTACGGTGTTCCTCGCTCTGTATTGCTGGATAACGGCAGAGACTACAAGGCAAGGGACGTATTCAACACCGAGTGCGAGGAGGTCATTAATTCCCTCGCGGTCAACCTTCAACTGGATACCGTTTATGCCATCCCTTACAATGCAAAGGCAAAACCGATTGAGCGCACTTTTGACACCTTCGAGCAGCAGTTCGGCAAGCTGCATCCCACCTATGCGGGAAGCAATGCTAAGGCAAGGCCGGAGAGCTTACAAACCCTTGATATTATGAATTATCCCACGCTTGATGAATTCATAGCCATGCATGACCAATATGTATACGAGGTCTACAACAACGCCTCCCATGACGGCTCATATATGTACGGAAAATCGCCTAATCAAATGTACTCTTCACTTCCATTCTCCGTACGGCGTGTGGCAAAAGAAGTTCTGTATTTCAGCCTAATGCGTGTTAAGGGGAAGAGAATCGTTCAGCGCAACGGCGTTACTTTCAATGGCGTACATTACTACGGAGACGGAGTTATTAACTTTATTGGCAAAGCGGTATATGCGCGGTACAGCCCCAAGCAGCCGGATATCCTGTACATCTTTGACGAGAACGAGAACTACTTATTCAGTGCAAACGCTATCGTTAAGCTCGGTTTTGCCCCCACAGCCGCCGACTACGAGCGGGAAAACGCCCGGCGCAAAAAGGCACGTCACGCTGCCCTCGACGGATACACGCCGAATAAGCATGTCAGAACGGTTGACGGCGTGAAGGAGCTTATCGCAGGGCAAGCCGCCGCTCAGCGCAAGGCCCCGGAGGCTGTGCCTGTTGTTACAGAACTTATACGCAATCCGCAGCTTGAGGAAACAGCGCGGCGCGTTGCAATGAGCGACGCAGAGCGCCAGTATCAAGACGCACTTGCTAAACAAGAGGCCGCGAAACAGGCTCATGACGCGCAGAAGAAACGTTATGCAGAAATCTTTAAACAAAGCCTGGCAGAAAATCACCAGCAGCACCGCAGCGTGGTGAATGATTAGAAAGGAGATTGATGTTAAATGTTACGACCACCAGCAGCCCAGACAGTTTGCATGAACGAAGTTTTCGTTGCAGCACATTACGCGCAGAAATACGGGGATATCTCGCTTATCTATGGCGAGGCCGGACTTGGCAAGACATTTTCACTCCGGCAATATGCCAAAGAGAACGATGTAATATACATTGAGCTTCGGGACTGTGACAAATCTACTAAAGGAGTATGTGAGCGCATTCTGGATGCTATCGGAAAAAGTCGGCGCGGAAATGACCGGGTATTAGTCAATGCCATTATTGACTATCTGAGGGAGCATCCCAAACTGATTATTATCGACGAGGCGCAGCACCTTCTTCTGAAAGCAATCGAAAACCTCCGGGCCATTAACGACGCTACTGAAACAGGAATGGTACTTTGCGGCAATCCTACGGTATACGACCAAATGCACGGCAGGGGGCAAGCCCACTTTGCACAATTATATAGCCGAATCGGGATAAGGAGGTGTATTGTCAATCCCGATATGGAGGATATCAAAGCCATCTTCTCACCGTATGAGCTTAATGATGATTGTCTTCGCTTCTTGCATAGTCTCAGCCTTCAATGGGGCGGGATACGCAACTGCATCAAGATATTCAATATGGCTCAGGAAATGGCTCAGAAATTAGGGGAGCCCCTTTCTGTTGGGCACCTTGAAACGGCTCATGACCTCCGAAACGGCAACCAATGAAAAGGGGCTTGTGGCAGTCTCAACCACTGCCACGCCCATTATACCGTGTTTCTATTGAATTAGCAATAAAGAAAGGAGCGGTTGATTTTGGGAACTAAATCTATGAAACCAATCACACAGCCGCAGCTTCGCAAGATATATGCCGAAGCGCGGGAAGCAGGTTTCAGCAACGACGATTTGCATGACATCCTTTATAGAGTTAACGGTAAAGAAAGCCTAAAGGATTTACTGATGTCGGAAGCTGCCTTATTAATTGACGCACTCGTAAAGTTTAACAGTGGTGACGATGATCGGCCCGGCATGATGACCGACAAGCAAAAGTGGTTATTAACTGATTACCAGTGCAAGCTCGGATGGACAGACGCGCAGATGCGCGGATTCATCAGGAAGTACGCTCATGTTGACTTCATGCAGTGGCTTACTAAAGAGGGAGCTTCAAAGATTATTGAGGCTGTGAAGAACATCTATACAAAACAAAGGAAAGTGGAGGTATCAGGAAATGTTAAGTAAAACAGTAATAGATTCTATGCGGGATGATTTTAATGAAAAGTTTGGCCGCCTCAGCGAGCGCAGCCTTTACCTCAAGGAAGCTATAACAGAAATCAGAGGGCATATAGACGGCTTCAAAGACATCACAGAAGACCAGAAAAACACCTTTTCGGATGACCTCTATGCAGTCATTAGTTCCGCATCAATACTTGGCTACTACATAGGCTTGCAGGAAGGGGCCAGCATAATACAGGCATTATCTTCTGCCGATCTCCCCGAAAAGATGCTGGACGCTTTTGGAGAGTTGAACCATTACGGCGGGCAACCGCTGTAGGATAGAATATATCTCGGTAATACTTATAATCCCCCGTTAGCACGCGTGCTAACGGGGGTATTTCTGTTTCTGGGGGTAATTCTATTCCTTGGATATAAAAACGCCGTGTAGAGGCCGTAAAGAGCTCCTACAGAATATGTTACTTTTCCCCGAGAGCATCTTCCAAAATGCTCTTAATTTCTTCCTCGTCCTCTTTACTGATTCCCAAGAACGGACGGGCGGGAATATTTACCTTTACCTTGTCTTTAGTCACCCAGTGACCGCCGATATTAAAGCGTAAACCCTTGCTTGATTTGGCGCGTATCGTCCTTTTGGCTCCAAACTGATGTGTAGCGGCATATTTGACATTCGTTCCGACAGCCGCGCCGGACTTATCCGCTTTTGACCTGATGGAGTTACGAAGCTGTGCGGTCTGGACTAAGGTCTTGCCGCCCTCCGAAGCCGCTCGAATAGAGGTCTGCCATCTTTTGCCCGTGGGGTCTTTACTCTCTTTGAAGCGGTCAAGGGTGCTTGTGCGGAAACCCTCGGCAATGGCAGAGTTAATACCTTTAACATCTATGTTTTTGGAGCTTCTTGAGCTTCTTTATTAGCCGGGTTGTATCGCCCTCAAGCCTTATGCTATATATAAGCGTAACTCCTTTCGGATATCTTTTTTTGAATGGTGAAGTTAACCGCGCGTGTCCGTATCGCTGTACACCCCGTTATCGCGCGTGATAATGGGGTGTTACTTGTTTCGGTGGTGTGATTCCATTCCTACCCGACTAAAACGGCGTATAGAGGCTTATAGGAGTTTCCTGCCGTATTGCTTCACACCTTTTTATTTAGATGGGTGCATCTTTTCAGAGCCTCCCGTGAAAATGTGGAGGATATCGGCATTTTCAATAGGTAACATTCATTTACACCCCAGTAATGAATGTTACGATGAAGGAGGCGGAAGGCCCCGAAAAGATGCACCCATAGAATTTGAGTAAATTACACTATTTCACCAGTTGAACCAAATGCTAATTGCCATAATCCATATCCAGCGTTATAGCGCGCTTTGATTCCATAAAGGTATTCATTTTCAAAGAATACGTTATCGTCTGTATCTTTGTTTTTCGCGACAAGCACAGGCTTTTCCCTCTCTTGAAATACTAACGGCCTGATATACCGTTTAGTGCATAACAGATACCACTGTTCGGCATAATCTGCCAGTTCAGGAACAACCAGAAGCTCACAAGTATTTTTGTTTACATTGGTACTTCCAGAAATAAGGTCAGCAAATAAGATTTCCCTTGCCTTGGCTTCATTCTGCGGGGAGACAACCAGAAGGTCAGGAACGATCTTTAGCGACTTGCCGTTTTCTCCTTTGATTGTCATCATTTGGCTTCTTGCTTCGGCGTATGTAGCCGCAGACAGCTTCTTAGTTCCTTTGTTGCTCTGCTTTTTTGTCTTTATCCAAGGATGGTTATCACTAAAGAAAGGCACTTCATCATAACCGTTGTTTGTGAAGCCATTTCCGAGTAAATTGAATATGAGCTCATCTGGGTGTGTCTTGGCAGCTAAACCCATTTCGGAAACTATCGGATTATAAATTCCTAACTGATCATCAGCAATGTCATTTGCAGGTATTTTTACCGTAAGTTCAAAATCTTTGTTTTTAATGGTATAGGAATATGCCATAAGATTTTGAATAACTCTTTCGCCAACCCATTCCCTCATGTTTGGTATTTGCCCCAACCATCCATAAGTTGTTTCCCTGCTTGTTGACGGAACAACCATAGCAACGCGGTCATATTGTACAGGCGTTTCGGTAAATGCTTTGTTGAAAAGGGTGTTAAAGCTCGTGAATATCCCTCTAAGATTCATACTGTTGATTAACATGTTAAAAATCTCCTTTTCTCTCGGCGTTTTTACGCCTTACTGTTTACTATCTCTCGAACCCACCGCTGACTGACACCGTATTTTCTGGACAGTTCCGCCGTATTGTATCCGTTGTATTCTTCACGGATTTTAATATCGCGGAGAGGACGCAGTAACCGTTCTTTTTGCGGCAAGTAGAATGTTGATCCGCCCACCAGTACCGACAATTTTAAAAGGTTATCTATTCCTATCTGTTCAGCAATTTTCCGGCATAATCCGTCAGTCAGCATAGAAGGGGTGAGCTCGTTTATCCATGTTTCTGACATGGCAGACACCGCCTTCCTGCAATCGTAATTGCAATTATATAGTACCGCCACTTCTGAAAAGTTTCTATGTGTAGTACTTCTATGATTTATTTCCGAGTGATTGTTCCATGGGATAACGATACAATGAGGGAAAAGGGGGTATCTATATGCGAATATATCAAATTGACCGCTTAAATTGTAAACGGGAACTTGTCATGATGATTATTAAGGGAAGCACGCTTAGGGAAATGGTTGAGTTTGCCACTAAGCGTAATGAACAATGTTCTAAATCAGCTATTGACCGTTATATCAAGTGCAAATTTATTGAGGGACGAATTAATGAGGACGGCTCTGTCGAGATAAAAGAAAAAGAAGGACATCAGGTCAGAGTGACCAAATATCCTTCTGAAACAAGCGGTCGCACACAACCAGAAATTCACTTGCTGAATTCAATGGCTGGTTTCTGATTCGGAGATATCCCATTGCATCCCGCCCGAATTTTGGTTTATCCCAACGTAACCCAATGTATCCCGGCATATCTCAGTTATTTACGGTTTGCATGTAGCATATTCACGATTTACACGTAGTATTACATTTTATCATGTCATATTAACTTGTCAATATATATATGAAATTATTTAGCTAAAAATGCCAGATTTTGATGTCACTTTTTGGTTTCACTCCGGCATTCAAGCGATTCCAGGCAAAAAAGTACC